GGCGCCGATCTCACCGTTGTAGATCATGTCGGTGTCGACGTACACATGCGGGTCACGCCACGCGGCCGCGCCCGTCTCCGACCGAAGGTCGTAGGACACGTCAGGGTGGATGAAGCCCATGTACAGGCCGTTGAAGGTGGGGACGTTCGCGCCACGAAGCTGAGCGGTGACCTTGCGGACATCGTTCGCCTCAATCTCGTCCTCCACGGCAACCGTGGTGCGCGAGCTCGGGGTGGTCGCTCCGCCGCCGCCGTAGACGACGTTGGTGCCGCCAGCGAGAACGTCGCGGACGAGGCTGTCAATCGAGATGCCGGCGTTGTAGCCGACGACGTTGGCAGCGACGGTGTCCACGTCAAGGAACGAGGTTCCACGCAGCTTGGCGGTGGTGAGAACGGCGTTGCCGTACTCAGCCAGGGTGACGGTCACCTGGCTGTCGCTCATCGCGACGGCGGTGACATCGGAATCCTCGGTGAGAGCCGAGGTGGCGGCCGCCAGATCGTTGAAGATCGTGAAGGTGACCGACGAACCAGGCATCGCCTGCTGGGTCGGCATCACATCGGCGGCGGCGTCGAACAGAAGCTCCGACCGGAGCGCGAAGTACGCGAGCCGATCAAATGCCGCCTGGTCGACGGAAAGGGATGAGGTGGTGGTGTAAGCCATTGGGGTTCTCCAAAGGTTTGGTGCCCCGACTTGTTATGTCAGGGCTGGGCGGTTTTTGCTTGGGACAGCAACGCCTCAACCTCTTGGCTTGACTTAGCCTGGTTGATGCGGGTCACCCAATCCATTTCTGGTTCATCCGACGCGCCTGCTGCGGCCTGATTAGACCGGTTCCATGCGCCCGCTTCCTGAGCAACCTGCTCTTTCTGCGTGTCTCGGACGATTTGGGCCTCGATGGCTGCTTCCCTGATTGCCTCAGCAGTGAGTTCCCCGTCGTAACCCTTCATAAAGTATTTGGCAATCGGAAGGGTCGGATCAACTCCGGCCTTCACAAAAGCCAACTCTCGGGCTGCGGCGGAAGCCTCATCGGCTCTGGCCTTCAGTTCAGCGTTCTCGGATTCCAGCTGCTTCATCCTGTCTCGCAGGGGGTTGCGGCCGGTTTCCTCGTCGTGATCGAGTTCGCTGTCCATATTCAGTTGTACACTCCTTCGCCCAACCAACACCCGGAGGCAGATGTCGGTGCTGCTATGTCTCCCCGTCTGGGGGTTCCTGCCCTATCTGGGCATCGACAAAAGTGTAGCAGAATCAGGTGAGTCCGGTGACCTGTGACCCTTGTGCAGCGAAACCGCCGCCAGCTTCGAACTCGGCTTGGCGTTCACGGGTGCGTCGCCGGATGCGTTGCTGGGCGGCAGCGGAGGTGCCGAATATGCCAGCCACCTGCTCCGCTTGGCTGATGTCCTCGCCAGTCTGTCCGGGCAGGGCACCGAACAGTTCTTCTGCGCCAGCGATGGCTTGGAATCCGGCTCGGGCTTCTTCTGGGCTGATACCGGCACGGGCTAGTTCTTCAGCCTGCTGTGAGGTCAACTGGAACTCTGCCTGTCGTACCGCTTGACCGGCGATCTGAGCTGACCTGGCCTGCTGGATCAGCGTCGGTGTTGCCTTGTCAGGGTCCAAGAAGTATGCGGCAAGTTCGCCGTCACCGATGTTGTAGAGGCGACGCATCTCTGACACGACTTCTGGGTCGGCGTTCATCACCGCTTCGTAGCCTTGGTTGACTCGTTCTGCGAGTTCTGCCACCGACACATCGTTTGAGATTAGGTTGGTGAAATCTTCGTTGGTGTCGTAGAAGCCGGTGGGTAGACCGGATTGGCGCATGAGTTGCCGGTACGAGTTTTCGAGGGCGATGTATTCGCCTTCGGACAGCACGTTGTAGCCGGCGTTGCGTCGAGCGATGTTGCCTGCGAATCGGCGTTTGTACACGTCGGTTTGGCGGATTTCGCCGAGGAGGACGTTGGTGTCGATGATGTCTTCTTCAAACACCATTTTGCGGACGAACTCGCCGAGGTCGGCCATGTCGTATTCGGCGAGGATGTTTTCGATGACTTTGTATGCCGACTCTTGGTTTTGGCGTTTCTGTTCTTCGCGTGCGGCGGAAGCAGCTTGCTGTTGGGCGAGAATGTCGCCCATCTGGCTTTGGAGATCGTCAATGACCTGCTGTTGCCGGTCGATGACTGTCTGCATTTCGTTGTCTTCAGCCATTGTCAGACCTTCCCGAACAGGTTCGCCAGTTCGTTGGCAACCTTGTATGCCTTCTGTTTAGCGTCATCGGTGTACTCGTAGCCGAATGAACGGTTCTTGCGAATGTAGTCGCCCCATTCGCTGAGGTTCATCATGCGCTGTTCCCCGGTTTTTGGGTCGGGCTGGTAGGTGACAGCGACAGCCCATTGCGGGTCGGTGAAATCGATGGAGTTGGCGTCGATTTCTAGGGTGTCGGCTGCGATCTGCCGGTAGTTGGAGGTGAGGTCGCCGAAGGTGCGGCCCAGATCGAACTGTTCTGACAGGGTCGGGTACAACGATTTGGCGATGGTCATCGCATAATCTTGGAACGATCCGACGGTTTCTTCGCCGACAGCCATCTTGTTAGCGAACGACATGAGGGTGTCGTCGTTGAGGGTGACACCGTAGTCGCGGGCAATTCCTCGAATCTGTTGACCGTAGTAGCCTTGCCGGAGTTGGGTTGCGCCAGGGTCGCCGCCTTCAACGACGACCATTCCGATGGCGTTGGTGAGGAACTGGTCGGACCATCCGAGGCGTAGCGAGTCGGTTGCGAGTTGCCGTAGTTTTTCTTCGGAGATGCGGAACCCGAGATCGAGTGCTTGTTTGCGGATCGTTTCCGTCTTGTTGTCTACTTTGGTTTGGTAGGTGGCGGGGTCTAGACCGGCGGCCATGTCCCATTCACGGGCTGAAGCGGTGGTGGTTTTGTACCAGTTGGTTTTGCGTAGTTCGGCGAGGAACTTGGTTTCGGACCATTCTTCAGCGATGTACTTTTTGAGGATGTCGGCGATTTCTGGGACGTTTTTGACGAGGGCGTAGTATTCGGGGTACATCTCCATCGCAGCGGTTTCCCATTCGGGTGGGACACCCATGTCAACCTCTACGGCAGGAGCCGTGACGACACCGTCGCCTTCGCCCGCAGGCTCTTCTGCCGGTTCTTCAACAGTTGGCGTGACGCCAGCTTCTTCGATTGGGCCACGGTAGGTTGCTGGGTCGATTCGTGTTGGCAGCGGTTGGCCTTCTTCAATGAAAACGGGCTGGCTGGTGAGCGTGTCGTACGCCCATTCTCCGCCAGGGCCAGCAACGGGGCCGGTGGGTTCGGCGCGCTGAGGTGCAGGACGAACCGCTGGTGCGCCTTCGCCGATGGGAGTAGTGCTAACCAAGCCGGGTTGCACTTCTCCACCGGCAATAACTTGTCGCTGAACAGGCTCCGGCGTAGGAGGTTCTGTTGGGCCAGCAGCGATTGCGTCTTTGGCGGCTCGATAACGCTGGGTGTAGTCGGCCAATGTCCCGTCAACATAATTTTGGAAATCTGAAATGTCGAACTCAAATGGGTCTGTTCGGACTTTGTCTAAAAATGCTTTTTCTGCAACGTCAAGACCTTGCCCGCCAGAACCGCTCAACAGATAGTTGCGGTACTTGCGTTGCAGAACATTTGCAATAGCGACTAGTGCTTGTTCCATCAGGTTGCTCCTATGCTCCCACGGAGCATGTCAATCGCCCCAAGAAACTTGTATGCGTTCGCCTCAGTCGGTGCGATCTGCTCTGCGAACTGCTCCGCCGCAACATCAACCGACGGAATGTCCTCAACCACACCAGCGCCAGACATCCGCTGCTGGAAACCAACCTCCTGGCCCTGATACGCAGCAACAAACTTTTGCACCTCATCCTCACGGAACGAACGACCAATCGTGCGTTGCGCCACCTGATTAGCGATCTCCGTAATATCAGCCCTCGACGACACCCGATACCGAGGAGCAGCAACCTGATCTGCCACGTCAGGAGCGATCTGATCTAGTTCACGCAACGTGACATCCCACGTCCGACCCAAACGGTTCGCCGTAATCAACAAGTCTTCAAACGCGTTGATGTCCCGTGCAGCGGTACCAGTCTGATACCCCTTACGTTCCATGATGTCCAACACCATCATTTTCTGCTCTGATGGCAGGCTGTAATACAGTTGAACGGCCTCGTCACGCGGATAATAGAACCGAGGGTTGTTCATGTTGTCGAACAGTTCGAGTTCGCCTCGCCGGTTCACGACACCAGGGCCGTCGTACGGCTGGCGTTGCCCGTCAACTACCAGTTCTCGGGTGGGAGGGTTGTACGGGTAGTCGTCAGAGCTGGTGCGTCCGGTGATCGGAGGCAGCCCGATGCCCAGCACGTCGGTGCCGGTGTCGGCTATCGGTTGCATTTCGCTCATAGATCAACCTCGTCAAACAGAACTCTGGCGTACATTCTCTCAAATTCTGGGTACCGGCGCATCAAAGTTTCTCCGACGGTACGCATATATTGTCGCAGATCGCCGTTGGCGTTGCGGGACAACAGTTCTCCGGTATCGACACCGTCGTTGCGTAGCACCGCTTCCTGAATCACCTGGTCACGGTATTGGAAGTAGATTCGGGCTGCTTCGGCGACAGGGTTACCGTCAAGATCGGCGTCGCCGACAGCGTCAATGATTTGCATCATCACTTGCTGTTGTTCGTTGATGTTCAACGGGACGGTGGCGAAACCGGGAAGTTGACGTTCGAGTTCCATCTTGTAGTTACGCAACTCGTCACGGTCTGTTTGTGACAGGTTTTTGCCGGCCACACGGACAGCGTCCATGTACAGGGCTTTGCCGACCACGGCTTCGGCGTCCTGCTGAAGTTCCTGCGGGTCGGTGATCTTCGTACGCTTCTTGCTACGAATCTGTCGCAGATAGGTTTGCAACTCAAATTCTCCGCCGACAGGTGCAAAGTATCCGTACACCAACGGGAACTTTTCGGTGATGTCGTAGTTGTTGCGTTCCCAGTCGCCGATCAGATCGGTGGCTCCCAGCCCCTTGACTTTGGTTTGGGACAGGCCAGGGATGTACAGCATGCTGTCGGGGCCGAACGTGCGAAGGAAGTTCTGGACTGCGCCTTCGTAGTCGTCTTCCTGCATTTTCTTGAACGCCGCAGCAAGGATCGATGACGGGATGTTGTTCTTGACGAACATTTCTACGTCGCCGACAGACACTTCGCCTTCATATTTGGTGGGGATGTACAGCTCTGGCTCTGGTCGAGTAGGGCCGACGAACTGCCCCAAACCGCGCAGAACCAGCAGTGTTTGGGCGGCCGACATGGCTCGTTCCCGCAACGTCTGCATCTCTTCTGGGTTGGTGTTGTCGAACTCGCCGGTTGCGTACAGCGCACGGTACGCGTCGATGTACAGATCGCCGAACAGCCGGTCGTTGTCAGGGTCGGCGTTGATTGCAGCGGTGATCTTCTTCGCCCATGACGGGATCAGCGAACTGGTTGGCGATTCAAACGAGCCGAACGGGGCGACGATGGACAGCACGTCGTCGTACTGTGGTTTGTTGCCCAACAACTGGGAAGCGGCCATCTGGACGACGGGGCCGAAACCGGGAAGAACCTGAAACGATTGTGACAGCGACTGGGCGGGGGCTGTCATACCGTACGCAACATCACCCAGTTTCTCTTCGGCGGTACGTCCCAGCACCTCGCCGGTAACCGCACCAGCGACAGCACCGATGCCGAACTGCGCCATCCCACCTCTCGACAAGGTTTGCAGCATGACACCGCCTGCAAGACCGCCGATGATCGGTGCGAGATCAGGGGCAAACGGATAGTTGAACACCTGTTCGCCGGTAACCGGGTCGGTGTAGATGAATCCTTTGCCGTCGGCGTCAGGGTCCATGTCACGGAACCCTTGGACTGACACTGACAGGTTCTTGGCACGGTTCGGCTTCCGCAAAAATTCTTTGTAGTAATACTTCATCGCTTCGCCCCATGCCGGTCCGAACGGCACAGCGATACGCATAATGTCAGCAAAGTTGTTGGTTTCAGCAGCGTTGTAGAACGTCGCCTTCGTTTCCTCAGCAGCAAACGCTTTCGCAGCGATACTTGCTTCAGATGCCGTCAAACCGTCCTCTGCGCCAGCAGCGCGGCCCTTCTTGATGCGATCCCACAGATCGGCAGACCCAACATACTTGGCGCCCCACGCGTCGTCGAGAAGTTCCATCGTGCCGTCAGCGTTCTTGCGGACAACCCGGTCAGCACGCGCAACATCTGCTTCCGCTTTACGAACCAGCTTCTGGTATTTAGCAGCGCTAATCTCTTCTGCGTTCCAAACGTACATGCCGTTCTTCTGAGGCTTCAACGCCTTCATCTGGCGCAACGTCTCGTCAGGCACCCGACGGGCGGCATCCACAATGTTCTTGTACGCCTCCTCGTACGCCTCTCGACTCAACAAGCCAGCGCGTTCAATGTCATCAATCTTCTTGTAGTAGAACTGGCGGAACACTGGCGACCGGTTGACAAACGCTTCTTTCTTGCCGAACACGTTGCCGAAGAAATGGTTGAGGGTCTTGTCCCACATGTTGGCCCGTGACTTGCCGCCAACCATCTGGCTTTTCAACGGCTTCGTAAACTTCACAAATTCAGGGAGCTGAACCTGGCCCTCTCGGATAATCAATCCGATCTCTTCCAAAAACTCGGGGGTGTAATCAAACGGTTCAAACTCGTCTATGGGGGTACCAAGGTTCACCTCGGAACGACGGAACGCTTGCGCTTGGGCGCCCTTGCGAGTTGTGAACGAACCGTAGGTTTCTGCGTTGGCGATAATTTCTCGCAACGCCTGATCACCGGCAAATGTCTCATTGCCGCCAGTTTTCAACCGGACACGGTAATCAACGCTGTCGATATACGCCTTCAAGTTTTCAACATCAACTTTGCCGTCTACATCCATGATGCGGACATTGCCTCGAACCTTGTTGCCGTCGACAACGAGCGCTCGGTTTTTCCACCGTGACTGAAGATCACGCAAATATTTGCGGAACTCCGGGCGGGCTACGTCGCCGTCAACCATCATCCGAAGAACAGTGTCTGGGACTTCGCCACCGGCCAACAGTCGGGCGACTTGGTCGCCGGCCAACAAACGAATTTCAGTTGCTACACCTTGGATGTAATCCTCTGTTGAAAATTGATCGTACTTGACTAGTGAGTAGTAGCCAGACTTGTACGCCTTCTGCTCCAAGAACGATGCGTCCATCGCCTCTCGCATCTTGGCGCCAGTCGCTTCAACATATTCACGGTCGGCTCGAATAGCAGCTTGTCGTGCTGAGGTAGCCCAAACATCGCCTTCCCAGTCACCGACATACTTGCGGTGCATCATCGCTTGCACCCATTCCAACGGATGCTTCGGCCCAGCTTTGATCCCGGTCGTGGTCGCTTGACGCAACACCGATTCCAGCATGTTTCGGAACATGTAACCGCCGGTCATCAACGTCAACGGCCGCCACGTCTTGTTCTGAATAAAATCGAGCGCAGAAACCCAGCCTTTGGGGTCGCCGAACACATTGGGGTCTTTAGCGGCCCTAGTAAACAACCGCCCGTAGGTTGAGGTGGCGCGACGCAGTTTGCGCGGATCAGGGAGATACAACTGGAATTTTTGGGCTTCGGTCGCAAGCTGGGCGGTTGCCCCAACAAGTGTTGCGTTGGTGGCAACAGTGCCGTCAGCAAGTTCGACATTGAGGTTGCCGATGTCTTTGGGTGAGCCACCTTCGTCAACCAAACCGTACAAATAAAACTCGTTTATCTGTTCCTCATAATCGCCAAACAGGCGTTGCAAGAATTCTTTGTCGCTTCGGCCACCAACCCGAGCCTGCTTGTCAACCTCGTCAATAATCTTGTTACGCAACTTGCCATACGACTCCTTGACTGCGGCGCGGTCACCGGTCTTCAACGCAACCGCCAAATCTTTCAGAAGTACGTCACGAACCCCCTGCTCCACGCGCAACGTCTTCAAATACCCCTCAGCATTGTTGATCGTGCGGGTAGCGTCCCGAGCGTTGCCGCCAACAACAACAAGTTCTCGTCCTGGCACGATAGAGAACAGACGCTCAAACCGAGTGCTTTTGAACGACGTACCCTGCCGAAGGTCGTTCCACTTGCCGACCCGCATCTGATCGAGCCGAGTCAAACCCTTCGTCAAACCAAGGTTTTCTCGCAACATGTCTTTGACAGCAGAAACATCTTTTGCATCCACAACGTCAACCCAGAAATCTGAGTCAGCGTTCGGAAACATCTTCTTCGCTTCAGAAATCGACGTGGTATCAACAATCTTGTTGACCACCGTCGTGCCAGAGTTCGATTCCAACCAACGATCAACCTTTGTCAGATTGACGTACGGGTCAGAGAAGTTGCCGAGGCCCGACACCCGCCGGAAACCTGCCAAATCGGCAGCCTTCACACCAGCCTTCGCAATCGGTGCAGGCACCGACGGGATCGCCAACTGGTAAGCGGCATCAACCAAACCAGACGCAATGTTGAAAGTACGAGAACCAGGCTGCGAGAAGATCAGACCGAACCCTCGACCAAGAGTCCAACCCTTGTCGTCAATCGTCCCTCGATACTCTTTGACTTTCTCCTGCTGCTGTTTGAATGCTTCCTCACCAATGAAGTAACCGGAACCTGACTCGGCACCCGACAGCAACGAACCAAAATCGGTAGAAGCAAAGAACCCGTCGAAGAACCCGGTTTGCGGCTTGGAATAGTATTTAGCGAGTTCGTCTTCGCCGGCTCCACCCAACGCCGAATAACCTCGGGCCATTGCGTTCGTCACCAACTGTGGCACCAGTTCCAAACCGGCGGTCCCCCACTTGACACCAGACTTCAAACCCTCATGCAACTGGTCGGTTGCTTTCTTGAACCACGACCGGGTGTCCTTCGGTTCAGCCATATCGGTTTCCAACTCCACCCGATAC